TGGGCATTTGGACTTCCACAGTTTCACCTTCAGAATTTGTAAAAGTACATGCTGCGGGTCCATTACATCCTGATTCCGTGCTGTGACATCCACCGATCTTGCTCCAATTTCCACCGGGGTTTTCCTTGAAGCACTTGGTTTCTGTTTCAGGTACTTCAATGCATTCGTCGCAAGACGGTATTTGACCAGTGGTGCTACCACCCGTCTCGCCTCCTGTTGGTCCTCCTGTTGATCCTCCTGTCCCTCCTGTTCCTCCTGTTGTTCCTCCTGTTGTTCCTCCTGTTCCACTCCCGACAGGTCCGGTCCAGATACCACACTTTTCGTAGCACTGCATTTGCGTTGTTTGAGAGCATGTGCCGTCGCGTTCGCAGCAACGCCCTATTGTGCTCCCCAGTTGTAGGTCAAATGCTATGGTCACCGCACCATTTGTTGGATTCCAACCTGAACTCAACGTGCAGGGACCGGCGAGACCTCGTTTTTGCCAAGGATCGTCTCTTGGTTCAAAAGTGCGGAAACTCATGTTTCCGAAATCAGTTTGGTATATAGTTCCTTCCATTTGAGACTGATAGGTGTAGGGTATAGAAATGCTGTATGACGTTTGCCCTGGCGATGCTAGCTGGCTCCCAGAAATACCAGTACACCCGAAAGAGTGCGAGTTGGTGGACGGTGGATATCCCATGTGTGGTGACAAAAGCAACCCGAACCCGAACACAAGTCCAGTATTACCCGTTTCGGCCTTGAGCCTCCTTGTCCAACCCCACACGCCAGTATCAGGGTCTGGGCCGTAGGTTTCAGCGCAACTTAAAAAGACATGTCCATAATTTGTAACCCAAATTGAATTTGTTGTACTGAAACTTGGAATCGTGCAGTCGATAGTTTCTGATTCAGTGTCTTCAATGTAAGAGTAACCTCCGGAATGTCCTCCATAAACAGGAGGGTTCCCTAAAGGGTTAGGGTTGACCTGTTCACCCGTCATAACGTCGTGCGTATAAGAATTGAATCTGTCTTTTCCAGGGAACATCGAGTACTGAATTCCACCTTGAAAAAAATTGTGCTGATCGACTCTTTGTAGCGTGAACGAAAGCCCGTTAAAAAAATTTGGAAGGGTTGAGTCTGCGGTTTGACCAAACTCGTCCCTGATGTTTTGTGCTTTAGGACTCCAGCCATCTGCGTTAAATGATAGCGTGATCGTATCAGGCCAGAGTATCTCAGCAGGATTGCCTTGCTCGTCTACAAGACAAGATGTCGGTGGTGGGCCACCACAATACCAACCAAATGCCCTTTCGTACTCGCTCCAGCAATCGCCACAATTCTGGTCGCATTCATCTTTTGTTTTATGACATCCCGTAATTGGTGCGCCAGAAATAGGTGTGTTTGAGCACCTCTTATTTCCTGATGAATCTTCATAGCAACGCCAACACTCACAACCGCTATTAATGCATTCCTGCAATGTCATGCATGTGTAAGTACCGGGATCATCTGTTGTTAATGTACCCGCAATAACTGGATACCAATCAACCCCAGGTCTCTCGTCTGAGCATCTTTTTTCTACCGGAGATGTAAAATCAGGGCAACTTACAGACTCGCCCGGAGAAAAGTAAACCCCGCACAAATCGTTGCACTCTTTCCTTGTTGCGGCGAAAGACCTGTCTGGCATGCAGCACGTTCCAGATTCTTCTTCGGGTCCACTTTTAAATCCAAGCTTGAAGTTTACGTCCATGTTCCAATCAGCCGTAAACTCGTGATCGCCATGCCAGTTTGCACCTGGTGAACCACCTTGAGCACCTGTCGATCCGGTTGCGTAGCAGTATGTCGCAGAGAAATATGCAGTGTTGGTGCTTTGGTTGAAGTTCAAGGAGACATCTATTTCTTCTTCTTCAGTGTTTCGGTCGATTTCGTAGAATTCACTCCAGCCGCTAGCATTGTACTGATTTCCGAACATAGCCGAGTGTGAGTACAGGGGTTCAAAGCACGACCTGAAACTCATGTTATTGAAAGTTATGCGAACACCGGCTGAATCGCCAAAGTCTTGGCATCTCAGGTAAATGACTTTTTTACTGCAACCGTAACCTGTACTCCTTACATGCCTCCAATTAGGTAGCGGAGGACTTGACGTGCAAACGTAGGTTCCGCAAGCAAACTTCCCGCCCCACGGATTATCCATAAAATCTTCGCACGTCACGATGTCTACTGTTGGTTCTACCGAGTAAGCAGTCCGTAGGACATTATCGTCGCCCACGTAGTCCTCTGTCTCGTCTCGGATAAAAGTGACATCAATACTGTTTAGAAGGGCTGCCATCTGCCCTGGATTTGCGTCGGGTTCGTAGTCGTATTTTGGTCCTGCTTGAACATTACTTGCAGTGACTTTCATGGTAATCTGACTAGGATACTCAATCTCACGTTCCCCAAACTTGCAGTATGATGGAGGCGCGTAACTCTCGCATTCACCCGGAAAACTAGGGAACCTCCCCCAGCATTGATAGCAGTAGCATTTTTTCGCGCACTCTTCTTCGGAGGGGCTACACGAACTCCCGCGTTTTAGCGTATACCCTTGGCTTGCGGCTAAAGCTGGGTCTTTAAAGCACTTACGAAGCCCGTTTTTTTCGTAGCACTTCCAGCAATCACCACAGCACTCTGAGCAAGTCATTTAATCACACTCCGCTGCAACGAGTATGTACTTCGAGCTGCTTGACTCCTTGGCGACAAAACACTTTCCGCTAGTGGACGTTATCTCGAAGAATAAGTTGTGTGCAGAAACAGTCGCTGATGTAGCGGTCCAGGACCCCGAAGAATACGAGAGAATCGTCACCGACTTACTTGTTCCCTTTGCCCATGCGCCGCTAAAAGATGCAACGTGCTGACTAGATTTTGGTACAGAAATGCCTTCGGTGTGGTCTACCGGGAGTTTTTTTGCAGACCCACCATCTGAAGTCATAGCCTGCACTTTTGAGACCGTTGTCTGTAATTCCTCTGCAAATTCAGATGATACAAGGAATGAGTCTGCCATATCAAAAAGCCATTAATTGAAGTTGTTAATTCCAAAGTTAGAAAAGTCGTCACCAAACTGTTGCAGTGGTTGCGTTGTGTACTTGTAAACAATTGGCCCCTGATCTTCAGTAAGCTTTAGCGGGCGACCCAAACCGTCGAGTGCCACTGGTTGAGCTGACGGTCTCTGCTGGTATTTTGCTGCCGCATTAGCGTCGTTCGTTGGTACAGGTATAGAGACCATCGCCCTTACGTTTTCACCTGGTCTGACTAGAGCCTCTGGGGTGACAACTTCTCCGTTTTCGTCGTGAACCTTAGCAAGTTTGTTTTGGTCAACGGTAGCTACACCTAGACCTGAATTTACGATATTGAATCCACTATTAATTGCAGTCGTATCCCAGCCGACAACGTCACTGGCTCCCACTTGGTTCTCTAGTCGAAGCATCCTCGCTGCGAACGTAAACACAAGCTTGAACCCACGGAATTGACTGCCTCCAAATGATTCGACATGACCAGTGCTTGATATGCCTTGAAACATCACTTGGTGTTTCTGAAAAGTCGTGTTGCTAAAACTGAAAATGTCAGAGTTAATTACTCCGACATCACTCAAGAACTCAGAACCATCAGCGTAACTGTACTGAGTTATGGCAATGGTGATCACCGGGAACAGTTGAGTAAGACCGTCCATTAAATCTCCAGCAGCATTCGTTGGATGCTTTGGGTCTTCTAATGCTCCATTGTCTTTGTGCCTTCTACCCATTGGGTTAGCTGCTTGCTGCAAAGAAGAAGACATGGTGTACGACGGCGGTCTTACCTCTGGGGACTGCGTGCGGGGGTCTGGTCTATTTGACGATGGTTTAGTTCCTTGAGCAGACCCTGCTCCTCGACCCACAGTCACGCCACCTCCGCCACCAGAACTCGGCTGCCCTCCTGGCGTTGATCGGTATCGGACAGTAACTATCAGAACCAATCTTGAAGAACCCTCGTATCGTCCTTCAAAAGCAACACACGGTATTGGGTCGTTCTGCGTGTAAACATCCCCGATGTTTATCCCAAGCACGGTCGGTATGATAATCGCCTCATCTGGGTTACTTTTGATTATCTTAAAAACTCGGGTCGCACTATCCGTGAGGGCGTTCCCCTCAGATGACCGAGTGAATGTATTCCCGCTATCAATTTCTTTAACTAACTTGGGCATTACAGTATTCCTAATGAATTTCCAACCTGATCGAGTCGCTCGTTGATTCGAGCCAGCTCCTCGCTCTGCTTCTGAAGCTCCACCAAATTCACATCAAGTGCAGCATCGTCTCCCCTGATGAGTCGATTAAGTTCTGATTGTCCTTGGGTGGTCGTGATGTCTGTTGCTTGAAGTGCCGCTCGCGATGGTCCCTGAAGCAAGGCATTGCGTCGCTCCTGCTGGAACCCTGCCATGATGGTTCCTTGGAAGAATGAACCGCGAGCGTTGTTCAAACCTTGCAATGCAGCGTCACGCCCGTTTGTGTCTAGTTCCTGCCGAAGTGCGTTTTCTATATCAGTTGCTTGTCGCTCCAGTTCCTCCGCACGCTTTTGCGTGTCTGATAGAGTAAATTGACGACCACGCTCGATAGATGCGGCAAGCTCACCATCTTCCCTTCGCTGCTCCCGCAGTGCTTTTCTTCGGGCATTCTCGATATCCAAATCATCGGAGCGTTGCTCCAATCGCTGCACATCAGGTCGCGACTCGAACTCATCCTCAAGAACACCAGCGGTTCGTTCATCTGTCTGCTGCTTTTGCCTTTGAGCCTTGGCTACCCTTCTGTCCGCTGCATCTTTTTCTGCTTGTGTTGCATTTTCGTCGAGAGCGTCTCGCTCTGCCTTAGCCTTGTCAAGTCGTCGCTGTGCTCTCTCGCGATCCGCAACTGCTTGATTAGCCTCGGGAGAAAGTTTCCTCTGCTTCGCATCCCTGTTGAAGTCTTCTTGAAGCTTTCGTCGATCTTCTCTAATCGACTGCCTCTCGTCTCGGGTGCGCCTTCTGTCCTCATCAGCTTCTTCTTTATTCTTGCGTGCGTTAGCAACGTCTTCATCCGCTTTCCGCTTTTGCTCGTCGGTAGCGTCAGCAGGAAGTGCTTGTCGTCTCCCAATCGCTTCATTCAAATCTCTTCGAGCTTGCTCTGACTCGCTTGTTGCCTCTGACAGAAGCGTGTCTGCAAGATCACTCGCTACTCTATTGAGCGTCTCTGCGAATGTCTCTGCTGATCGTGCTGCCGACAGGTTTGCATCAATTTGCTGCTTGAGTGCTTCTTGTTCTGCCTGCAAATTCTTGACTTCATCTTGCGAAAGATCAGCTTCTTGGTCTGTCAACTGATCTGCTATTTCAGCGAAACGTGCTGCAAGACGATTTCGTTCCACAGCAACCGAATCAAACTCCTCTAATGAGTTCTCAATGATGCCTTGGGCCTCAGACAAAGCACCACTAATCCCTCGAGAAAACTCAATCGCTTGAACTAGAGTTTCGTCTCTAGCTGCATCCACTGCACCCTGGAGTTTGTTTTGAGTATCCTGTAAGCGACTTATCTCTTCTGTTATAAACTCTGCTTCTCTACCCGTGGAGTTGTTTTGCAGGAAGTCTGTCAGCAGAACAATCTTCCTATCTATGCTTTCTATCTGCCTTGCAGCAGCTTCCGAGTCCAAAGTTCCATCAGCTAGCCTTATCTGCTCCCTAGTAAGGTCGTCTGTCCTTAACTCAGCTACATTAATATCACTAACAAGACCTGTAAGGTTCCGTGCTGATTGACGCAGGCTTTTGTTAACTTCGTCAAGTGATTTGTCTAAATCAGCTTGTCCAAAATCAAGCGACTCTCGCACTGCCGCTTCCCTCTGCCCAGGGAGCACTCTTCTTGCGAGGTCTATCTGCAACTCGGCAGCACGTCGCTCTTGCAGGGTCGTTGCCTCGTCGCGTCGTTTTGTTGCTAGCGCAAGCTCTGTTTCTGTCTTCCTAACAGCAGGATCAAATTCGGTTACGTTGCGCTCCCTCAATTCTTTCTGCTGCTGAATTAGTGACTTAATCTCTGACGCAACGGATCTAGCCTCTTCTTGAGCTTGCGAAAATATTCCTTTAGTGAGCGAGGTCGAAAGTGCGTCGAAAGCTGACTTTAATTCTTCCACTAAATTCTTTTGGGTCTCAAGGACAGAATTCAGTCGCTCTAGGTCTGCCTTTGCTTCCTCTGATTTCTGTGCAAAGTTTGTCAAGGCAAGTACCGCTTGGGTTGCAACTGCGACTCCCAGTGCGGCAAACAGACCTGCGGTTCCACCGACAACAAAACCTAACTGCGTGATATTATTCTGCACTGCTCGAATCTTCTGCGTGATATCACCAGTGGAAGAGAAGAAGTCGTCAATGGCGAATGCAGCTTGTTGAAGACCCAATGAAAGCTTGTCAAAGCCACCCCTAGCTACATCTCCACCTCGCTTGATTTCATTGAAAGCCGCACCTACTCTTATTTTCCCTGTCGCTGCTGCAGCTTCTGCAGCTTCCAGCGACAATTTCTCCAACTCCTGATCGAAAGCTTTCGTGCCAATTGTGCCTTGTGTTGTTGCTCTCTGAACCGCTGCACGAAGTTTTTCAAAAGATGCTACAGATTTGTCGCCTGCCGTTACACCAATCCTCAAAAGCATCTGCTCCAACGCCTTGACGCTTCCTATCGCCCCTCTTACGGAAGCATCTTGCAATGAGTCTGCAAACGAAGAAAGCCCTTGAGTTGCGCTGATACGGCGAACACTGGCAGCAAGTTGATCAACTTCGTTTGCTGCGTTTTCAATTTCTTCCTCAGAAGCACTTGCACTCGCTCTGAGTCTGACAAACTCTTGCTCCGCTCTCCTTAATTGAGGAATCAAACCAGAGGCAACTGAATTTGGCAGTGTCTCAATGGTGTCTCGCAAGCTGACAGTCTTGGATCTCAACTTGTCCATGTCTCGCGATGCTTTGGATATGTTTGCACCAAGTTCTCGCGATGCTTTGTCTTCTGTGTTCCTCTGCAGGAATGCTGGGTCGAGTGGTGTGCTAGCCCCGGCAACAGCGTCAGGATTTGCGGTGACAACCTGCAAGAAGTCACTTGCATTCGCCATCTTGGCTCGATTCAATGCGATCTTCTGCTCTCGCTCTTCAATCTTCTGAAGTTGTATCAAGTATGCTTCAATGTTTTGACTTGCACCTATTGCGGCATCTTTATTTGGGTCTACAACTTGCAGCAAAGAACTGGCGTTAGCTAAACGCTGCTTCTGAGCCTCTGCTTGTTTTTGAGCCAACGCAGCAGCTTCGGCCTCGACACTGTTTTTCGCCCTGAGTTTCTGAGTAAGTTGATCAACAACCTTGAGGGAATCCTCTAACTCATTCTCTGCAGAAATAATGTCGTTGAGTAATCCTGTGGCCCTGGTTTTCTCTAGGTTGGCTTGAAGCCTCAAAGACTCCTGTGTAGCCTTGCCAAGGTTCGCAACTATCTCTTTTATCTGCTGGTCAGATTGCCTTCGTGTTGCAGGTATGCTCGCTGCAGCATTGCTCGCATCTCGTGCATCTAAAAGTCTCTGCTGGAGGTTCGGGTCGGTAAACTCTAGTTCATTACCAGTTCGCATTCCCGCTGTTATGTCTGCTGCTTGAGAAAGCCTACTCATAGAAGCAGTCACCTTCTGGACTTTTGCTTCTAATCGACTGAAGTCTTTCTCAGATGCAAATGTTCCAGAGCGAATCGCTCGCTCCATTCCTGCGACTTCATTCTGAACTTGGCTAAGTGCCGGAATAAAACTTGCCTGAACATTAACACCAAGTTTAGAAAATTGCTTCGCGACATCACCCAAGGGTTTTGCGAGCTGGTCGGCTACTGATTTAAGTTGCTCAAGTTCTGTCTTGGCTCGCTCAAATGCACCTTGGTTAACGGCATTGAGAACTACTTGAATTTCCCTCTCATCAAGACGATCAATTCGCTCTTTGAGTTGGTCGATAGTCTGTACACCAATGACCTCAAAGGTGGCCTGGATCGCTTTGTCACCACGAATTGAGTCGAGAATTCGCTTCACTTGTTGAATATTGTCAACATTGAACTCGGACACAAGCTTTTGCTGCATGTCTGAGCCAAGTGAATCAAACTCTTGACGCAACTGGGTAATCGAGTCTTTGCCCGTTACCTTGATTGCAATGTCTGTATTCTTCTGAATAGAAGCAACGCTTCTCTTCAGTTGCTCGATAGTTTTGATGCCACCATCGAAACCCTTGAAGGAAAGTTTCTGAGACGATGCTGCCTGCAATGCTCGCTGCACACGCTGAAGAGGCGTGTACATAGAATCGAACGCTCGCTTCGCCTCATTTGAGGCTCGTGAGATGTCAGACTGAACAGCCTTGGCAAAACTCTTAGTCTCTTTAGCGGCCTCGTTCAGACTTCTGACGTACCCAGCGGTATTCGCTGAGACGACTGCCGAAATCTTTCCTAAGTAGCCACTAGCCATTATCCTGCCTCAGTTCTTGGAGTTTCGCGATTTCTGCCATCATTGACTCCTGCGACTGAGGCTTTCTTACAGCAGTGGGGATGAATTGCGACTCTTCTGGAACCTTCTTGTAGTTCCCAGATGCCGACATCACCACACGGCAGAGTCGTGCTGTCTGCTGCCAACCATCTGCGATAGGCCACCGCTGATCGTAAGCAAACCATTCAGCCAACTCCTCGCTGTCAACTTCCGCTAATAATTGTTTGACTGTCTTACCGAGGGCAAGTGCTAGCTTGAAGTAGAACTGGCGTTCTGGCCTTCGGTAGAGTCGTTTCCCAACCGCTCAATGTCCTCATTCCTAAATGCATTTAATTCCCATGCAGCGTCGAAAATTCGTGCGATAACCTTTGCACTCTTTTTTCCAAACTCATCCACCTCTTCCTCGGTGAACAGCCGCTCGCCCTTTTCGTCGCACATGCATAGAACCAAGAACCTGGACCGGAAGTTCTTCATCTTTTCAGACGAGTACTGTTCCTCGAACATATCCCTGTCGGTTCCTGTAAGTACCTTCAGACAGAGGTCTCCACCCCATTCAGGTACTTTTATCTTTTCGATCTTGGAGTCTTTAGCCGCAAGAATCTTCGCCTTACTAAGTGCCATTGCGTAATCCTTTGTAGTTGTCGCAAATGCCTTCCTTGGCGAAAAAAGTTAAAAACCGTAGTAGTCTGAAATCTGGAACTGCAAGTTCCCTCGAACGATATCACCTTGGGTAGCGGTGACATCTGCTCCCGTGATAACTGTGTTTCGTTCTACCGAGTAATTCGGTGACTCGAATGTGACTCGGCATCGTCTTCCCGTGATAGCCTGTGGGTTAACGAAGCTACCAGTTGCAATGAATTCAACAGACATGGTTCCAGCCGATGCACATGCACCGGTTGGAACCATGACTTTTGCTCCTGCTTGATCGCCAACACCAGTCGCATCAGTAACCTCTGGAGTTGGCGAGGAAATCGACACGCTTACAGGAATCACTTCATAACGCCCCGCTGCGTCATCATTAGAAAACACAGTCAGACGTAGCGTGCCACCTTGTGCCGAAAGTCCTGCCATTCAAAGTCACGCTACGCAACTCGGAACGTCGCGCTCCCCGAAATGAGTGCTCCGGTCGATCCTGAGATCGATGAACTTGCAAGCGTTGCATTTCCACTGAACGATACAGGTCCGCTAATATCAAGCATACCTGATGTGCCAGCGTCGAGAATATCTGTGGAAATGTAATCGCAAGTCACCTCTCGGTCTGTTGCGAAACCACCAACGAACTCACGACGAGCACCTGGGGCAATACCCAAGTGGCTACCGTCGATAAGGTCTTGGGTATCATTAACGGCGAAGGAAGTAACTGTTAAAGCGTTACCACCGAAAGTAAATGTCAGTCCTTGTGCTGAAACTCCAGCCATTGTGTGAACTCCTTTTCAAGGTCACTCGGAAGCTTCCTGCCACCGAATTTGATACAGTTGACGAACCTCATAAGCAGGGGGCATTTGAGCACCTGAAGTCGTGGGGTCTAGAAAATCGTCAACCTCACTAATCAGTCTCATATCATTAATTGTAACACCGGAGCGAGTGCCGGTGTAACCATCCAACACCAAGCGAACCTCGTCTGCAAGTTCTCGAACGCCATCATATGTAACGCTCCAAACCGCAATCTGAAGGTTTACAACAGGCATGTATAGCGGTCCTGTCAGTGCTGAGTCTCGAACGATGTTGCTTCTGCGGTAAACCAAGAACGGCAACTCGGCATTTGTCTTCGGTACTGCTATCGGATAAAGCTGAAATCCGATGATTCGTGCAACCGTGGGGGTTGTCACCAGCTTGGTAAAGACGTGTCTTTCAGGTGATAAGTACATTAGTCAGTAAACCTCGCCGTTTGTTCTCTTATGGAGGCTAAAAGTGCTGCTCGTGCGTTATCCCCAACTTGTTCGAGTGACCTTTCCATAGGTCTTTGTGCAGGCATACCTCCATACGATTCGCCTGACTGCAATGTCATTGGTCTCATGCCATCTTCGCCCGGAAGGAAGTCGTGCGGATATCCTGATCCGGCTCGTGCCTGTCTCGTCGGTTCGTCGATTGAACCCATGAGAAAGTAGTACCCTTTACCCATGCTTGCGAATTTGGAGTCAGTAACCCCACTTGCTGATCGCTTCATCTTCCCGTTGATCATCTGATGTACGTTGACATATGTCCTTCGACCTTGAGTTCCAGGCTTTCTTCGAGGTGTTCCGAACTCAACAAGCCACGCATGGTTGCCTGAACCATCTCTTTCGCTTGCACTTCCTGTTCCTGTGCTCCTCGGTCCTGTGACAGATATCACAGCACTGTTTCGCGGGTATGCAACGTACTTTGTCTTTACCGACTTCTTCAGATTCCCCGTTACGTCACCAACATTTGATCGATACTGATCAGCAATCATTCGGGACGGTTTTCGGAGTGCTTTCCTGAGTGCGTCTTCTCCCGTCTTCCCGCTTGCGTCGAGTTTGTCAGCAGCTTCAATAAGTTTTTTTGCTGCAGTGTCAAAGCCACCGGCATTTACGGTCACGAAACCTGCTGCAATCTGCTTGCCGGTCTGACCTCCGTACTGATTAGGGAAACCCTTTCCTTGAGTAATTACTCCCATTAGGTCACCTCTCGTACTAGCAGCTCAAGAAGTGTTCTGCCATACCGCTCCACAACGCTGGCGACTTCCATAGTCCTGCCTCGCCACGTTATTCTCGCTTGGTGGTTAATGCCTTCACGGAAGCGAATATGAATTTTGTGAGTTGCTATCACATTAGCTTGCATTGCCTGCAGTATTTCTCTTGAGTTCATGCCGTTTACGCTTGCATACACGTTGGCTAACGTCTGCCACGACATGTAGGACTCTCCAAGCGTGTTTCGCGACTCTTTCGGAGTCTCGATGAGTATTCGCTCTTTTAGTCTTCCAGCTTGTATGCTCATTACGAAAACACCACAGCGGAGTAGGAACCAGAACCTGAAGGTGCTGAAACGGATGGTAATTCTGTCACAGGGAGTACTGCTAGACGACCAGCGGATATGTCAATTGAACCCTCAAGCCGAATAGTTGATGAACCTGTGTTCTTAATTGCTAGCATGGAAACTGTTGTAAGTGCTTGAGTGGTTATTGGTTCTGCTGCAGTAGTCAATGTGTCGGTAACTGTTTCGCAGCGGGTAGGGTTTTGACGCAAATGTTCGTCAATACTGCCCAGAGAGAACGTGCCTTCCGTTGTCTCGTGATAAACAACGTCTATATCTATCCTTGCTTGGAAGCTCATCTATAAATTCCTAAATTGCACTGAGACATAAGAGTTTCAAATGTGTACGGTATCGGCACATTCTGGGAGGTCATCCCGGCTGTTACCGGCTCGCGGTTTGCGTAGAAGTGACCAACCAAAAGAAGAATTGCATGTCGGCAAACAGGCTCAAACTGCATCTCGGATCTCCCCGCGCCTGCAGTCCACTTAACGGTCACGCTGTTTTCGTCACCTCTCACAGCAGGCCAGACTGCAGCGTAGTTTGGATAGATCCTCCCTGGAACTGCCCTGTCATCAACCTGAAAGTCAGCGTTGCTAGATAGCATCGTTCTGTTTGTGCCACCTTCGTCTCGGTATGTGACTGTGACTTCCAGAGATCCGGTGATATTCGATGCCCTGAGTGGTGGTCTCGGTAATACAAGTTCCCACATAGGGAAGTGGTCGTACTTGGCTTCCCAGACAGTGGTGATTATCGTGCGATCAAGCCTGTCTTCAACAATTGATCTCCCGAGTGAAATTAAAGACGATATGTATGTGTCATCATCAGATGTATCTACCCGACAGTGAGCTTTTGCTTCCTCTAACGTTACTGGTTCAACTGCAGGTGGCGTATGCCTGACCAGCGAACGATATGGAGTTATCGTAGAGGATGGTGACTTTGGTGTAACATAGACAATCGTCGATGGTTGAATCATTGTTTTCGTCGCCTTCTTGGCTTCTTGTTGATTACGGCACGCTCGGTTTTTTCCTCTGGAGCGATTGCTGCCTCAACGGGCGACTCTTCTTCTTGGTCCAGGACCTCAACGAGTCCTCGAGCCTTCAGAATCTTCACCATAGGTTCAGGCCAATCGAACTCGCCACCTCGTCTATAAATGTCAAAAGCACTTAGTACACGAACCTTCATTTTACCACTCCCCAAGCTTCTGCCGGTGCAGTCCGGTTCTGCCAATAGTCGTTAGTGTGCTGTTGAACCTTACATGTCCCCGATGAACGTGAAGGCCAGGTGATCATAAGTTCGGCGTGTCCGACACTCACATTTGTGGCAATTCCAAGTGTGTTGCCCGCCTGCTTGAACTTTCTCCAAAAACCAATGTCGGCATCTTGGTGATCACCATCGTATGTGCCGTTTTCGTCTGCTCTTTCAACAAACCAAGGTTTTTTCATCTTCTTGATTGCAGCAGTTCGTATGAACGTGAGTCCAAAATGTGCAGTATCAACTTGCTGCACAGGCTCATCAAACCAACTGTCATCAACGGACGTTCGCTCCTTCACGTCACTACCGTCTAAGGCGAACATCACGCAGTTTGCTTCTCTTTTTGACTGAAGCGGTGCGATGGCATCTTTGCCACTCCACATCAGTAAAGTAAGCAAGGCTTCAACAGTCCTTGCATTGAATACAGTGTCGTAATCGATGGTGAGAATTACATCGTGAGTGTCCAGAACAGGCTCAATTGCCTTTTGTAGACACTGACCCCAAAAAGCACCTGTGACTTTTATCGGTGCTATGCCATAAGGGGCTAACGCTGACGAAACGCAAAAGAAGTTATCCGTGAATCCTAGTCTCGGGGTACTCATTACAGCCGCGACTTTGACTTCGGCATCAACCGAACCAACTTTAACAAGCATTGAATCGCTCCAAAGGTAAAGGAGCGGGCGCGCCTCCTTGCGCCTTTTCGGTACGTCCTGACCTTCCCGCAAAAAAAGAACCCCCACCGGGATTTTTAGTCCCGGTGGGGTCTGTTGCTGCGGACTTAATATTAAGACGCTGCGGTTTGCAGTGCGATAACAGGACCAGCTTCGGTTGTGCTACCAAGCGAATGATGCTGGATGCTGCAACGCATCGAACCCTGCATAAGCAGTTGATCAGTTGTTGCGTACACCTGATCGAACAGTTTAACACTGAACTCGCGACGACTAGCGTAGATTGAACTTAGTCCAAGGTTTCCGAAGAGAACCTTAACTACGCCAGCATCTGCACCGAGTGTGCTGTCCATGACGTGAACCAGTTCAACTGGGTATCCCATGAAGGAAAGTCCAGAATCACCAGCGAGGTCATCGGCAGCATTCCCACCCAAGGCGTACTTCAGTCTTCCGATTGAAGCGGCGTACCCTGCGGGAGATATGTACCACTTAGCACCGGCCCCCCTAGCGTAGATTGGTAGCTGACCGACTACGTTCAAAAAATCGTCTACGTCGAGAGTCTCGAAACCAGTGTTGCCACTAGCAGCGTCAACTACACTTGCGGTGTGGTTGCCGTCGTCGATCTTGACAGTAAGACCACTGATAGAACCATCAGAAGATGTTCCATCACCATTCCAGCCAACGCTGTCAATCTTGAATGCCAGTGAAGTGGCGAATTCTTGAGTGACTTGGTCAGCAATTGAAACGAAGTCAGCGGAGTCCTCAAGGACTTCTGAACTAAGTCGCGTTGCAACAGCAAGTTTCTGTGCATTGATCGTGACCTGTTCGTAGACTTGCTGACTTTCAGTGATACTACTGCCTTCTCCAACGAAGTAGGCTGTTGTACCTGAACTACGTTTAGGAATGTTCATCACATCCCGAGACATAGTTACTCGCTCGCAAGCACCAGGCATTGTGCCGTACTCTTCAACGAGACGAATTACTCGAGCAGCGAACTCGTCAGGGACGAGGAAGCCACCAGCAGAATTCGTTCCTTCGCTAAGAGCACGAGCTTCGATGCCGTGGTCTTTGCACCAGCGAAGGTCGTCTTGGTTTCGGTACACTGTACCTCGAATCCAACGACCGATGCCGTAAGCAGTTTTCACGTCATCAGCACCATCACGGTAAGCACGAAGCTCAGTGTGATGAGGAAGAACTTGACGAATTTCAGTCTTCGTTTCTTCAGCCTTTTCGACAGGTGCTGGAGCAGGAGCGGCAGGTTCAACAACTGCCCGGAGTTCCTTTTCCTTTGCTGCCAACTTGGATTCAAAGTCGAGATCAGCTTTTACTGCGTCGGCTTCTTCTGAAAGCTTGCGAAGTTCTGCTGTCTGTTCTTCGTTGCGATCTTCTTGATCGGCTAATTCGCTCATGCGAGCTGCAACTGCAGCGGCACGGTCTTGTAACCTTTTTAGGTTCTGTCCCATAGCTAAATCACTCCTTTGTGAGATCCAGCCACAGGCAGTGCAAGTAGCTGGCAGGTATGTAAAAATCCCGCTAGCGCACCGTTATCAGCATCCACTGTAACTTGCACTGTTCAGGTTAGCGTCCACCAACCTGCTGTAATCAATTTTAATGGATTGCAGGTTAGCCTTGCAACTCAGTCCTAAGCACGGTTGCCTTCAAACCAGCGATCTTTGCTTGGATGTCAAGAGTCTCTACGCCCCTCTCTTCCTGCTTGCCATCACCACACTTTTTGTCGCACGGTGTTTCCTTGCAGCAGTCATCACCACCCGGAAGTGATCGCTCTTTAGACGATTTTGGATGAGACGACGGTAGCAGGTCGTTGTCTGTCGTGTATTTTGAGTTCTTCGGTGAACCGTTTCGCAACAGATACAGGTATGCATTTACCCGAGCCATTGCCCAAGCACCTCGACTTACATTTGGTCTGTGGCTTGTCGAGTACGCTCCAGCTCCTCTCCGGTAAACAGCAAGAAGTTGACCGCTTGTAGCCTTTGTCCAAGAAGGTTTCTTCGCCTTTTTCATTGAAGAATTATGGTCCTGGACCTTCTTTTTGATAGCAGAACGCACTTTTTCGCTTACTTTTATCTTGCCAGAAGCATTCTTGGCAGACCCTTCTTTGTTTTTATCGCTTCCTTTTATCTGGTCTTTCTTAGGTGCTGGTGTAGAAGCAGCGGATCGTTCACCTGCCCGCTCTAATTCTGCGACTTTTCTTTCGGCCCACTTTGGAGATGCACCCCAAAGAAGCCAAGCAACTGCACCTGGGGTTTCTTTACCAGCATCCATCCACCCCTCTTTTTTGTCGCTAGCATGCCGCTTGAACCAAGCATTCATCTCAACAACCCAATCTCGGTTCATATTTTCACGGCGAGCAAGCTTATTGGCTCTTGCGACAGTCTCAGGCTTTAGTCCATCACCAGACTTACCTTCTTTGTGAAGCCGCAAGCCTCTTTTTGCTGCATTTGCCATCTTAGAGGTAGGTTTGAGGTTAACTTCTCGGTTTTCTGTAACCTCTTCCTCGGATCTTTTGGCGTAAATGTCAATTTTTTCAACTTTTGGCTTTTCTTCAGCCTTTGGTGGCTCCTCAACCTCTTTTTTCTCATTGAGAAGCGGATTTTCAACGCCTTCATCCTGAACTTCTTCTGGATCAGTCAAAACAACCTCTGGATCGACCTTTTTAGCCTCAGATTTTGCTCTTTTAAGTGCTCTTTGGCTAACAAAAGCCTCTGTTGACGGGTAAGCAGGCTCATCTACTGGCCCAACATCTCCCAAGAAGTCAAAGGAGCGTATTTCGCGTATCATTCGGCCTTCTTCGTCCTTCTGCCACGACTCATTTTTGCTAGAGGAACGAAATGCAAACGAACTTCCTTTGATATCTTTTCGCTCGAGGCTTTGAACGATATCAGCGTCTGCCGGTTTCGGGTCTATTTCGTACCGAAGTCCTCTGTCGTCGAGGTAAAGACGAACTGTTCCTGCAGAAGTTCTTCCAAGCAATCGATCATGGTTGTACCTGCCGAACACGTCGGGGTTTTTACTAAGGACTTCGTCAAATGCTCCTGGCATAATTCGTTCGACGAAACCACCCAAGTCTTGGCTTTCGACGGGTGCATCGTCTCTGTGGTACAAAGCAGCGTAACCTTGGATGACAGTTCTGCCATTTGCATCCTTTCTGACTTCGAGTTCTGGTGACTCAGCCACCATTCGACGCTCTAATTTGTTCTGCTCGTCCATGATTCCAAAACCTCTTCATATGGTTTTCCACTTACATGACAATCATGTAATAGGTCTCGTGAAGTGTTCATCCATTCTACCACGAATGCTTCAGTGTCTCGACGGGTAGCCTTACCAGAGGCTTCAAGCTCAGATCGCATGCGAGTTTCATGTTGCTGCAGGAAGGCTTCGAGTTTTGCTTGCTTGTTCCTCCGGTCGCGTATCCCGCTCGCTTCAATTGACGAGAGTCGTGTGAGCGTTGTTTGCCAGAGTGCTTCTGCCGCTCTTCCCTCGTCGTCATCACCTGAACTTCCATCTGCGTCGGCGTTCGGTTCTTCCTGCCCTTGAGCTGACTCCTCGCTTTCAGCCTCCACGGTTTCTTGTGAACCTTGGCTCGCTTGGGGCTGGGCCTCGCCCGTTGGACTTTCCGGCGTGAACGCTTCGAGCAATTGCATGTTGACTTGTATGAACCTTTTATCGCCTTCTCCATTCGGTAGCGGGTTTTCACCGATTGACATTCGCAGTTCGTCAACCGAAAGGACTCCCATGTTGAACATCTCTCGAAGGAACTGAGATCGTGCAGCATGGTCACCAACCATCAAATCCTTGGTATCAAATTCAACAAAGTATTGATTATCATCAACAACCAAGTCTCTGCGGCATGCTTGCTCCCATCTTCTAAGATGAGGCATCAAACTAAATGTGACAAAGTCGATTGCAGACTGTTCAACAGTGCTGAACCGAACATTCTCAAGATTCCCGATCATATGTGCGGGTATTTGATAGCAACGTGCTACTTCTTCTACTTGATAACGTCGAGTAGCGAGTGTTTCGTTGTGCTGGCTATTAACTATGCCATATTCTTTGATACTCGTACCAAACGGCATGACCGCTGTTCTTCCTGAATTCGCACTTCCTTTGTGATAATCCTCAAAGGACCGTCGAAGTCTCTCCATTGACTCAGGTTTCAGCGGCTGGGAAGTCTCAATAACTGTTCCTGGCCTTGCACCGTTTCCAAAATATGCACCCGAATGAAGCTCGGTTGCTCGAGCAAGTGCAATCGCATCTCTTGATAGAGTTGTTGGTACAAACCCAGTGATGCCATCTTGGGACAACCATCGAAGATGAAATATTTGATCTTGCGTATAAATGTCTGGTACTGCTGTCCCTGGTTGCTGATATGTATATCTAAGCCTTCCGTTCTCCAACATTTCAATCGACATGCGACTCGGATGCAGCGGTATCAATTCGCTGACACTGCCTCGACGACCACTTTTAATCAGAGAGTACGAATTTCCCCAAAGAAGCAGGTGCGATTGGCACAATTCCTTGTACTCATACGCAGTCATCCATGAATTCGGTTGATATGCCAGTAATTCATTCAAAGGATGATCAACTGCTATCTCTTTCCCACCATCAGGTCGTCTTCTCATCAGGTGGCATGGCAGTTGTGCTACTGCAGACGATAAAACTCGGACGCATCCAAGAACTGCCGAGCATTGCAAGCTTGTGTCGGGTGAAATATGTACCCCGGCAACTGTTCGTCGCTGCTCGACCATCTCCTCGAAGACCCGAGAGATCCCAGAGCGTATTTCAACGACGTTATCGATGATTGCTTCTTCTTCCACTTATATCACCACTATCTCCGGTTCAAAATCGCCGCTTCCAGCATCTTCAGATGCCAGACCCATTGCCATGATGAGGGCGACTGCCCCGTCGATTCTGGATGTTGAGTGAGAGTGCTTTTTGGTTGGCTTGATATTTCCCGCTTCATCGGTTTTCACCTCCACGTTACTCATCTGATGAGCCAAAGCATGATTAGACGTACCTGCACGAAGTGCTCTTGAGCTAATGAGAGTCCTTAAAAATTTAGTAGGAGAACTCATTGAAGCATAACCCTGTCCGAAAGGCCGCACATTTACTGCTTCCGATACGAGTTGGCTGGTGAGATGTACGGCGTTCCATCGGTCAATGGCTACACCTTTCACTGCATTCTTGTCGCAGAATGTCAGAATCCAATCTCGCACGGCATCGTAATCGGTAATATCACCTTCTGTCATTGTAACAAATCCCTCCTTAGCCCATTGGAGGTACGGCACTCTATCTGTCTTGGATTTCTTGACTGCCGTGTCTTCTGGTATGAAGAAGTGGCATCCGACATCGAACGTGCCATCTTCTTCACCACCCCAAACCCAAGCTACTGCCGTGGTGTCTTCTGTGCTACTAAGGTCAACACCCAGCCAGCACGGTCTATCCGCTGTCGGCCTATGCTCGACCATGTTCGCTTCCCACTCAGCGTGCCTTAGCCACTTGGATTCTGATGAGCACCACTGATTAAGGTGTAACGTCCTGAATGTAATTTCGTCTGATGGTGATTCTCTTGCTCTTTGAGCCATTTGCTCGAAGTAAGCTGGCTTTAATGTGATGTCATAATTTGGGTTGGCTTTCTTCCATGTCTCTTCTGAAAAGATGTCGTCATCGGGGTCTGCCGCAAAAATGCATGGAAGGAACGAAGGATCTTTCAGTGAACCATCAGCGACTTTTGTCGCTCGGTCCCAATCCTTGTAGCATGGTGAGTTCCGGTTTGTACCTGCTGTCGTCACGTAAATTACTAGCGGTTGTGATCTAGCACCGACAGAAGTTTCGAGCACATCGACGAGTTCTCGGTCCTTAAATACGTGATACTCATCTACGATGCAGCAACTTGCCCCAAATCCGTGCTTGGTTCCTGCCTCACTAGAAATTGCTTTAATTACGGCGTTTCTTTCGGGTATCACAATTGAGCTTCTATATATTTTTGCTCGTTTAGCCAGGGCAGGGCATGACTCTAAAAGCTGCTTGCATGCATCGAACATAAGTCCGGCTTGCGAGCGGGAGCCTGCTGCCATAATTACTTCAGCACCCTCGTCATCACAGAACCCCATAAACGCACCGAGTGCTGCTGCCATTTGGGTCTTGCCATTCTTTCGTGGCAATGCAAGTAATGATCTCGTGTACTGCCTGAGTCCATCTTCCCGAAATGTTCCAAGAAGTTTACGAAAGTACTCTGACTGCCACGGTTCAAGAATGAATTGCTTCCCAGCAAAGTCACCGCGAGTGTGCGCCATCAATCCGATGAATTCTTCGATATCAACCAATATCGCGTTTGCCTAATACAGCCTCAACTGGGTCAACGACTTTCTTTACAGCCTTGTATCCCATCCTGGTTCTGTCAGCCGGTGTCAGACCCAACACTGTTTCGAGCTGACGAAGTTGCTCGTGACAGTTATTACTCTGAGCTTGCCACTTCGATGGTCTCACGAATTTCAATGAACCATCAGGATTGAGGATCTCAACATACGAGTCAGCACCCTTTGCGAGATATTCTTCCGAAGATCGCCATCGATCCCAGATAACTGAATATCGAGTGATGACTTCCACGTCACTTTGAGCCAAGGTTCCCATCGAAACCATGAATCCACAGACTTCTGTGAATTTGTCTTGTGCTCGTTGACTGATCCAATCCGGTGGTGGTGGAAGCTCGTCCATGATGTCACCAAGTTCTTCCCTGTTCTTCGCATGCTTTGAGTTGCGAAGTTCGAGTATGTGCTTTGGTGTTGGTGGGCGACCTTTCATGCTTCTAATTTTAGGGAAAAGTGGTTTCCGAATGGTGGAGTGATAGGTCCAGGACCAAAAAAGTCCCAATTTTGTCCTCGTGTTCTCTGCTG